GAACAATCTTCCCATAATTCGCAAGCATCACAATCATCAAATGCTTCACAATCTATGCCAAATCGGTGTCCGAAAGGGCTATTTGTTTTTAGGAGTGGATTTTTTGCTTTCGGCTGCGATTTCTTTTTTGCTGCCACAGCTTTTGCATGAGCTTTCTGTTTTGGGCTCTGCTCCTCTTCCTCTTCTTCTTCATCTACTTCATCTACTTCTTCATCTTCCTCTTCTTCATCTTCTTCATCTATTTCCTCCTCTTCTTCATCTTCCTCATCTTCATTTACTGGATGGTCTGATTTTCTTTTTGGTTTTACTTCTTCTTCCTCTTCTTCCTCTTCTACTTCATCTAATTCAAACCAAAGGTTTTCAATTTCCTTATATGTTTTGAATTGTAAAACTTCGTCCAAATTTAGAATGTCTTCTAAAATACTTTCTTCATATTCTTCCTCCCTATCTAGGAAGTCTATTCGGGAAGCCTCCGCGTAGGGTTTGCCTTTTCCAACTGTGGCAGAATCAAAACGAACTTTCAAGGTTTTACCACTTTCAAGATCGGAAAAACAACCATTGTCTTCATCCTCTTCAATTTCTTCTCTCAGTAGCTTTTCAAACAGGTAATTGGAAACGTCCCAAATATGTGGTTTTTCTTCATAATCCTTCGACCCTTTCGGGATAACGACATATAAGTTTCTTAGACTAGACTTCATTGTGTTAAGTTCTTCTTTATCCGCCCCCTCGGACTGTTCTTTTTGCCCGGGCTTCACAAATTGGACATTTTTTGCCTATTGAAGCCGGACATACAATTGTATTGTTGTTTGCCCCTACATTTCTATGAATCCTAAATGGTCTACGATACCACAATTCACCAACAATAGCTACTTCAAATTCATCATCTCGGTCGGGATGCTTCTTATCGGTAACTTCATACGGCATGATATCAAACTTGATGTTACGAGTACCCGGCAGAGCCTTATAGACTGCAACACCCTTCGGCAAATTCAAATAACCATAACTGCTTCTTTTTTCCTTTTCCGTAATGATTGATCTACCCATTTTTTCTTTGAGAGATTTTCTTTTTTTGCTTACTTTTTTCTTAACTACCATAATTCTAATTTTTAATGTTTAATTGTTTCTAGACCTTTTTTTACCCGCAATATTAGCACTCAATTCCTTATCCTTTTTCAGCTTGTAACTTACTTCAGCAGATAAGTCTCTTGGAATAGTTGGTCCGGCAAAATACTGTTGTCCATGCAGACGAATTAGGTTTTCCAATTCCTCTTTTCTTGTCACCATAATAGCTGATTTCGCTATTGTAGCTATGTTGGCTTCGTACGTGGCTTGAACCCACTCTTCTTTAGCTGCAATATGGTCTTTGTGATTCCTATATGCAGCCTCAACGGCTGGTCCAGTCGTCTTACCGTCCGAGTACTTTTCAGGGTTTTTGTTTATCCGCTTAATTAAGTCACTTCGAACCAGTTTTACGTTCTCCTCAGATAGCAATAAGGTATTGAGACATTCAGCCCAATGTAAACCATATTTCATAGCTAATTCAGCCTGTTGCAAACATTCTACATCTAATGCAGTTTCATCAATTTTGCAGTCTTCTAAATAATTTAATTTTTCCATATTTATAGGTCTTCTATATATTTGTCTGGATCTTCTTTTGCTTCCTCACCTTTCGACATAGTAAATGTTATTAAGCTTTCCACGACATCATTTCTTACTTGTTCCCTTTCTGCTTCTTTGCATAGCCTGCTTTCAGTTACTGAAATTGATAGGGTTTCATAATTGCCCAAATAGGCTTTATGCGTTACTGTTGTTCTTACTTCAACGATTTCGTTTTCCATATTTTTTTTGTTTGTATAAAATGATTACATCAATTACGATAAAGAATAAAAAAGCTAAAATAAATTTAAGTAGTGTCCATGCCAAATAAGGTTCAAAAATTCCACCTAAGTAGGTAAATAAAATTAAAAACAAATTACCAAAAATAAAACATACTAAAATTGTTAATACAAGCGTTGTCCATCTCATAATCTTTAATTTATTGTTCGCCAACAAGCAAGGGTTAATTGTGGAAACCCACTATTGTAAAATGGCTCTATAAACTCTTCTAAAACTAAAGCCGCTTTTTCATTACTTTCTTTTACTAGGATTGAATTGCAGTACCATATAACAGATCTCCGTATGTCCTCTGGCTGCTGATCTTTTAATCCAGTTAGTATCACAGCGATTTTTTTCCAAGGGGTTCCAGCGCCTAGTAATGCCCTACAAAGCTCGATTGATTGTGATGTTTCCGCAGCTGACTTTTTTGCCATTTCCAATTGCTTTTCGGGTTCCACTCGCAAAACCTTATCTAGTATCTGTAAGGCATTTCTGGAGCGCCCTAAACTATCTTCTGCAATTTGCTCATATACTTCTTTAGCTAATTTAAAACCCTCCGATCTGGCTGTTTTCCTTACTAGTTTCATTATTAAATTGTCAGCGAGTAATTTGACCTGAAAAGAGGAGCATCTACCTTTTATCGTATTGGTTAGTTTTTGAGGATCAGTCGTGCAGAGAATGAAAAAAACATGGGCTGGAGTATCTTCCAACTGCTTTAGCAGATTCTCCTGAGCAGCCGTAGTAAGCTGGTGGCATTCATCTAATGTAAACACCCGCACATCCCCTTCTAAGGGTTTAAAACTACTTTGCTTTCTTATATCCCGTATTGCTTCAATACCTCGGAAATCAGCTGAATTCATTTCCCTATAATCATTTCCAACACAATTAAGTTCAGATGCTATAATTCTGGCTATTGTAGTTTTTCCACACCCAGTTGGCCCCGTAACTAGAAAAGCATGAGGGCAGGTTTCCGGGTTTGTCAGCATGTTTGCTAATGGTTCTTTTACTTCTCCATTTCCTAATATTTCTGCTAAGGTGGAGGGTCGATATTTTTGATATAAGCTCATAATACAACTTTTAACTGTTTTTAATAATCCCAATAAAATTTGTTATTCGTTAATTTATAGATAGTTGCAATTCCTAAATACTGAAACGTCTTACCATCAAATTGCATCTCATCATCTATTTCAAATTTAGGTTTTTCTATTTTCTTGATAAATTCTAAATATGGGTATTTCGTGGTATCTTGTGATCCATGGATAAATTTATAAATTTCACCCTCTTCAGTTAATATCTGATCACCTTGTCTGCACTCTATTTTAATTGTTTCTCCAGCTATATTCCCAGAAAATATGGCTTTTGCATCTTTTGATTCTTTTGTCTTCCAGAAAGAAAGTAAAGAATTTATCTTTACGGCTTCAATTTCGTTATTAATTGCTTTCATCTTGCTGAGTTTTAAAAGTGAATAAATATTGTTTGTATGTTTGATGGGGCAAATATACTATTCTTTTTTTTAAAAAACTAACTTTTTTAAATTTATTTTTAATTTTATTTCATTTCATTCCAACTTTCATCCACTCCTGCCATTTCAATCTCAATATCTAAGGGTACATTGATCCATGGAAATGCTTCCAATAGGTCATGGCAGGTAACTTTTCGGATTAAGGCCTGTAAAGATTCTAATTCATCCGGGAGAACGTCAAATATAATAGCATCGTGAATTTGCCCTACAATTTGACTATCAAATTTGTACTTCATTAATAGCTTATTCATCTCAATAAACGACCAAAGCAAAACAATGAAAAGCCGCCCCCTGAATTGGGTAGTTCAGTACATTATTGATAGACATTTGCCCCTGATATCTGAACCCCGTAAAGGAGTCTACAAACCCCTTTTTCTGATAGGCTTTCCAAGCATTCACTTGCCAGGCTTTTCCGGTCTTAAATATATCATTCCAATAGTACTCTTCAACAGTTTGAATGTGTTCAGTGTATTTAGCTAAGTTGGTAATTTTATGAACTCGAAAATGGTCGGCTAAAGGAACTCCATTTATATGTTTGCCTTGTCCCTTTTTCCAGCTTTCTTTTTCCAGCAAGCCCCCCCATTCACAAGCTAGATTTATTGCGCATCTTTTATACCAACTCCCATACAATTGAGGAAATACGAAACCATTTTTAGCAGCTGAACGGAAATAACTATTGTTACCTATCTTTTTATCGAAATTGTCTATAAAGAAAGCCCTAGCGGCTATGTCTCCGTGTATATCTGAATGAGGGTCATGGATATACTTTAACATTGTCGGGTCTTCGTAATAACACCCTGCAATCCTAAACTCAATTCCACTATAATCAGCCTCTAGTAATAGATGCCCTTTCCTAGCATATAGGGCTTCTCTGGTGATCTTTTTTGCGACCTTATCCCCGTTTAGGTACATTTTGAAAATTGGGTTTATCTGAGGAGCTTCTAAAAGTAGTCACTAAATTCAAATTGAAATTTGGATGTAAAAATCCATTTACCTGTTCCCGCATAAAACTCTCCAAATAAGTATCCCGGATTTTCTTTAGCTTTTTAATTTCTAATAGAATACTGATTTCTGGAATGTTTAATCGGGATAAACTTTCATCATCGGTGGAACCTTTACCAGACTTTGTAAACCTTACCATTTTACATTTTAGAATTTCATAAACATAGTACCCAATTTGAGTCCCCGAATAAATGTTTGGTTTTTTTCCAATTGCTTTTACCCAATTAGTATGAAAGTTGGATGCTTTAAAATCTCTTTCTAACTTTTCAATTTTTCGAGTTAAAAACTTTTTTTCCTTTCGCAGTACTCCATATCAATTCTGAGTCCATTTAATTCCACTCTGGAAAATGCCAAAGTACCATCATGTAGGAGCTTATAGGCTTGCTGGCTATTTGGATTTATTTGCATAGTTTAAATTTTAAAAAGGTAAATCTGGGTAAGAATCTTCAAAACCTAAAATTTCCATTTGTAGCTCTGATAACCTGTATTCAAATATAGAATCCAAAGCGCAATATTCTAATATTTTTCTGATTCCTTCTGGAGTAGACATGTATTCCTGAATAGTGTTCTTTGCATTTCCATCTTTAGTGCCTGAGCTCAAATAAGGAGAAACTTCTGATGAGTAGTCAATCACTCCAAATTGTACATAAGTCTGAAACTTTAAACCAGTAACTCCTGAACGATTGTCTAACAAATGAGCAGCCAACATTGAATCCCATTCCCAGTTTTGAACAGGTTGCCTTAATCTGACAGTACTCCAGGCCTCTTCATACTTCATATTGTGGGCTCGTTTAGGAATTAGTTGATTTTTCAAAAAATCAATAAAAAGGTTTTCTACCCTTTCTAGTTTTTGGGGATTTTCAAAAGTATAGACTAAATCAGAGGAAACAGCTATTGAAGCAGCTACTATTCTATGCCCCTTTGCATGTGGTTTCAACCCTGTTGCTTCATAATCGAATGCACAACTGGTTTCGTCTTTAATCGAATTAAGCTCTTCCAGCGATTTTAAGTATCGAATTTCGGGTTTTTATACCTCCGAAAGTCTTTTTCTACTAAAGCTATTGCCGAGGCTAAATCAGCCTTAAAAATAGTTGATACTTCCTTTTCCGATTTCTCTACATATTTCAAATCAAATATAGGGCAAACCCAGGCTTTGAAATCCTGATCCGGTATTTGCCAACCTCTCCATTTCTGAATGTCTCCCAAATCTCTTTTCCAACGGTGTCCAATAACAGAGTTAACAGCCACAGAACCTAGTAAAATTATCAGTTTAGGTTGAGTATCAGAAATAGTCTTCAAAACAAACCGTCTGCAATTAACTATGTGATCTGGTTCTATTTTCCAACCAGAACAATAGCAGCTAACTGCGTAAATAGAAAGGCAATCTTTAAACAAATCTATATCTAAGTTTTTAAGATGTAATTCCAATTTAGTATCTGAGAATGGCTTGCCATTAGAATCTTCACGTTGAGTAGGGTTTTCACCAATTATTAGAATACCCTTTTTGAAGTTTCCAACTGGTTCCATTTTTGGGTGTCTTGCTTTTTTGTACAATCCACAAGAGGCACAGGAGGTTACTTTGCCCCTTGGTCTGGATTTCGATTCTGTTTCTTTAACATTGAAAAATCCTTTCATAAATCTATCCTCTTAACATTACTAAAAATTTCCAATTGTCTCCTAAAAACTTAATCTTGTTTTCCGACTTAATGCAAATATTTGATCGTGTTAAAATATTGATTAATAAACTAGGCATTACCTTAAATTCAATAGGTTCCCCGGAATAGGTAACTTTTGCTGATTCTTCAATCCAACCACTATCACTATCTCCTTTTACCTTAATTTTATTTTCCACAAGGGCAATAGTGAGAACTTCATCCATGACAGTCTCCCGCTTAGAAAATACGGAAACCCGATCTAGGATATTTGAAATTGTTTTAGGAAATTCAATTTCGTGCCCTTCACAGATAAATAAATTTTCTGTTGCTGGGTAGGTGTCAAATAGGATCCGACAAGAAAGTGTAGTATCCGCTTCTGTTCTAAAATGTGCCCAACCATCTGAAAGACTTACAAATTTAGGTTTTTAAAGCAATTATATGGGAAACAGAAGTAGCGGGCAGTAAACATACAATTTTACTGGATGTAGAAAAGGTAAAGTGTGCTAGCTGGTACCCATCAGAAGATTCACAAATTTTATTATTAATGTGTACACATGTTAAAATAGCCCTACTCATATCTGAGGAGGCAGAGGCAACTACAAATTTCAATCCTTCTACAAAGTTTGTAGGTAGCTTTTCCCATTTCGTAGCTTCTGTAATTTCGGCTAATGGTAGCTTGATTTTCTGATTGTAAAAGTTAAACCGGCTTTAGTTCTTCCCGAGCTCAGTAAAATTTCTGTTTCCGTCACTTCGATATCGAGCTCCGGCTGCTTGAGTTTCCATAGTAGCTTGTACAGTTCTTCCGCTTTTATTGCCCCCTCAAAATCTATATAAGGGGCTGGGTGAGACAAACTAATCTCATCATTATAGGTTACTACTCGTCCACCTTGAAATGCAAAGCTAGTGGACTGTTCAATCATTTCTTTGTTAGCTAAACCTGGTTTAACTATTTCCAAAGCTGTTTTTAATTCTGTTACGTCTACTTTCATTTTGTTCTTTTATGTATTTAAAAGTTTCTTTTCTAAAAGGAATGGTTGATATATATATATCAAAATAGGAAAGTAATACTTCTTTTTTAATTTCAAGAGTATTTGGAGATTGTATTGCTGCTAAAAATATTTTCATTTTTGATTACTTTAAATATTAAATGATTTTCTAATTTCTTACCGTTAATAAAATAAAAACTTAATAATCTTTTTGGGATATTTAACATCCCTCTATCTCTCGAAGCCTCATTTCCGGGGGCACTAGATGCTAGATATATTTTCATAATTTTTGATTAAAAAAATCCATTTTGTTGTGTTTTTAACTTGAAAGACCAAGGCCATTTTTGAATTGATTTTTCTAAATCTAAAAAATAAATGATATTCATTTCATCTCTCAATTGGTATTTATTACTAATTCCAGGATCAATGATGATTTCTACTTCTCGCAAACTCTTTTTATCTTTTGGCTTCTTCTCACTCCATTTTTCATTCTCTTTCAATTCATAGGTTTGAGGTTCTTTTTTGAATTCAGATTTTCCCATCTTATACCCTTTTTCATGAATGTATTGAAGAATCAATTTTTTATTTATGGGACTAAAGGTTTCCAAATGCTGACCTGACTCTTTTATGTTTGGGCTTTTATTTGATACGGAAACTTTCCAGGAATTACCCGAGTATTCCCAAATGCCATTTCGATATTTAGGAACAAAAATGCCGCCCATTCTACCAGTTACTACCCATGAAGTGCTGTCAACTGAGTACCAAGGATAGCGGAGCATTAGTTTTAGACTTGTTAAAGCAAACCCATGCACTTTGCAAATAGGCAATCCCTTTTCATCGGTTAAATAATTAGTCCATAAATTATCTAACCAAGGGATTAAATCTTTGTTTGCTATCGAAACCATTCCACCCAAAGAAATATACTGGTAACCCCTTTTCAATATTCTTTTTAACCATTTAATATCTTCCCCATAATGAAAAACAGGAACAGGGTTGACCCCTGCCTGTTCCATTATTTGCTGATTCTTCCAAGTCCTTGAGGCATCTCCAATTACATCTAAATTAGCATACACGTCAATTACATCTTCATTTTCTTTTATAAAAGAAATGTAATCCTGAATATTAATTTCTGTATTTTGAGTCCAGGCTGAAAAAGCACCTGAATCTAAAAAAAGATTTACTTTATTACTTTTTTGTTTCATAATTTTTAATTCTTGTATAAGATAGAAATAACTCCATAAACGAAATTTCCAAAATTTATTGAATCTATTTTCTTCAATAAACCAACCCCCCCCCAGGAATACCGGCAAAGTATACTTTCATTTTTGTATAAATTTTATTAATTGTAATGAATTAAATTTTTCTCTTTCAATCTGTTCTTTTATTAAAGAATCAAAAACAAAATTTTCTCTTTCTATCTGTTCTTTAATAAATTTTTTAATTAAAGGGGAATAATTAAAACCTCGTTTAATAGATAATTTAATTCTCAATAAATTATTATTAAAATCAAAAATAAAAATTTCTCCCATTCTAGCCGCTACACTACAAACAGTAGAATCAACAGAATCCCAAGAGTATTTCTTTAATATTTTTAAACTTGTAGCGGCATAACCATGTATTTTTATATTTGGGTATTTATTAATTAATTCAAAAACATTATTTAAAAATGGAATTAATTTATTTCCTTTATTTCCAGTCATACCAATTGCTATATGTGTATAATCATTATCCAAATATCTTTTTAACCATTTTATGTTTTCTCCAAAATGAAAACAAGGTAAAGGTTTTAAATCTGCTTTTTCCATTATTTTTGGTTTTTCCAAGTAGCAATTGGATCTCCAATCACATCTAAATTTGCATATACTTTTAATTTAGATTTATTGATTTTAATAAATTTGATATATTCATAAATATCTATTTTTACATTTTTATTCCAAGCAGAAAAAAGCTCCAGAATCTAAAAAAAAATGGTTGTGGTAAATTTCTAATTTTTTAGATTTTTTAATATAGAAATAAGAATATAATAGACTATTATTAATTGAAAATAAAAAATTATCCACTTCTAAATTTTGAGAACCTCCAAAGTACATTTTCATTTTTTAGATTTAATTAGTGAGAAAGAGAAAGGGACTGAAAACTGATTTTGAGATATATCCCAGAAAGATAATAATCTTTTTTTCAATATTTTCTGCCACTCTCTCTCTCGTATCTCCGTACCGGGAGTACCTGCTAAATAGATATTCATCGTACAACCATTTGCATAAATTCAGACTTTGTAGAAGCATTTGTTTTGAAAACACCTTTTAAAGAACAGGTCGTCATCGTTCCTTTTTTCTTAGCTCCACGCATAGTTTTACATAGATGTTCTCCTTCCATCATTAAAGCCATTCCAACAGGTTCTACCCCTGTTTCCGTAATTAATGCGTCCCATAAATCGGTAATTACATCATTTACCAAACGTTCCTGAATTTGTAATTTAGCGGCATGGTAATCGACCATACGAGCTACCTTTGAAATACCTAAAATTTTACCTTTTGTATTAGGAATATAAGCAAACCAATATTTTCCGAAAAAAGGAACCATGTGGTGTTCACATTGAGAATAAAAATCACCTGTATCAATAATCATTTGATCGTAAACAATACCATCAGTCCCATTATCAAAAATGGTTACTTTAGGCTTTTGGGTCGGATCATATCCCCGAAAGATTTCTTTATACATTCTAATTACCCGCTCTGGAGTACCAAGTAATCCCGCCCTTTTTGGATCTTCTCCAATATGTTCTAAAATTTTAACAATTGCATTTTCTACATCTTTATTCATAACTTATAGGGTCTATTTTGTTTAAATTATTAAATGCTTCTAATCTTTCCAAACAACTGCCGCACTTGCCACATGATTTTTCATGGTTTGTATAACAGGTTCTTGTTAAATGGTATGGTACTGGTATTTTATAAGAAAAACCTCTTGCTAAAATAGAAGTTTTATCATCATTTATAAAAGGGGCTTGAATGGTAATTGCGCTATCAGAACTTAAATGAGCTGCATAACTAAAAGCTTTTATAAATTCTTCCCTACAATCTGCGTAAATATAATGGTCCCCAGAATGGACACCCAAAGCCACTAAAGAAGCTCTTAAAGATTCGGCTAAACCAGCCATAATAGAACCAAAGATCATATTACGACCAGGAACCACCGTTAGACGCATTACTTCAGCCTCATAGTGACCTTCTGGTATTTCTCCACCTGAATTTAATAAATTGGATGTAAAGTCTTTAAAAGTCTCTTCAAGATGAATACTATGCAGAAATACTTTAGCTCCATTTTTTGTATAGTGGGCAATAATAGCCTCAACGGATTTTTCTTCAAAGGAATTTTGTTTACTTCCATATTGGAAGTTACAGCAATGAACTTCAAAACCCTGCTCCACATAGTAGCCAAGCAGGGTTGTAGAATCCATGCCTCCAGATAAACCGAGAACAATTTTTTTCATAAATTTAGGCTTTAAAATATTTTCCATCTTTAGTAGTGGAAACTTCAAATCTTTCTTTTGAGATGCGATTTGGAACTTGTACGTTGATGGTTTTCTTCATAGCATCTGCTTCTCTTTCCGGAAAAGTTTCAACAAGAATATCCAAAATATCGGCTTTGTCTACTCCTTTTTACCTGCTGAGGAAATACATTCAACGATAGTGGAGATTACACCTGGGCCTTTTGTTACTTTAGGTTTGTTACTTGCGGATTTCTCAGTGGGAACAATACCCAAAGCATCTCTCATTGCTTTCTTCAATTTGATAGGGTTGTTTGCTGCGGCAATAGCATTTTTAGCTTTTTTAAATTCAGCAGGATACTCTTCTAACAAAACCTGAAGATCAACCATTTTACGGGATTTCTTTAACTTATCTTCCAGGGTTTCATCCTTTTCTGGCTCTTCTGCTTTTTCATCCTTTTCTGGCTCTTCTGCTTTTTCATCCCCTGGCCAACACTCCATTTCCTGAAGTATTAAAGTGGTTTCTTCTGTAAAGTTGTCTACATCTAATTCAATACATTCACTACCTTCAATAATTTCGGCAATTAAAGTTTCTTTTTGCTTTACTGAAAATTTTCCAGTTTTTGACTTTTTAGGAATTTTGATTGACGGGTCGCAACCACATACATTATTTAACTCTTCTGCTACTACTACTAATTCTGCAATTTTTCTTTTAGTTTCCATCTTAATGATTTTTAAATTTGTAATTGTTTGATGTCATAAATGTACTATTCTTTTTTTTAAAAAACTAACTTTTTTAAACTTTTATTTAATATTAATTATTTTCTGCAACTGCAATGACAATTTCCATTGTGGATTTCTTTTAACAAAATCTAAGCAATATACCACATTATCAGGGACATACGTAAATCTTTCTTTTGGTTTGCCCATAAAAATAGGGGAAACAAAATAATGTTCAGATTTAGGTAAATCTTCAATATTTGGTATATCTTTATTTAATTTTTCAAGAGGATAACGGAATTCATCCACTCCTAAAGGAAAGTTTTTATGTAAAAGAGATGAGGTAACATAAGGTTCTTTGGGGCTGCATGAGATATAATCAATCCCATTTGGAACAGGATTGGTTCCATTTGTTTCTATCGCTTGTTTAAACCCGTATTCTTTTACTTTAGCTACAATCTCATCCGTTAATTGTATAGTAGGTTCCCCTCCGGTCCAAACTATCCAAGTACCTATCATTGTT